AATGATAAGCAATTAGAAATCTTCGCTGTCTCGAATGAAGGTATCAAAGACGAAACAACAAAGGAACACTTTGATTTCTGTTCAAGACATCGCTTTTGGTATCAAGTTATTTGATGTCTCGAATATAATCGCTCATCAACTTATATAATTGGGGTGCTAACTGCTTGAAATATGGGTTACCACTCCAATAATTTTCACTGCAATGAGCTATAAATTCAGCGAGTTGCATATCTTTTGACGAAAAATAACCGCCCAAATGGCCTCGTGGTTGTATAAATCGCTTTCCGTCTAATGCGGCACCAAGACAATCCGACAACGCTCCGATTTGTTCTTCTAAATCATAGCATTTTTCTGCATACATCTGATGACGCAGTTTTGTTCTTTGTTGTATCGCTTTCTTTATCTCCGCAAAAGTCTTTGCCAAAGCCACGGCTTTGTCTGCTTTCTTCTTTTCGTCTGAAGCGTTCCACCAATCATCGAAATCTTTTCTCATTGGTTTTAATATTGCTTCAATAGCCGCTTCAAGAGATTTCCCATTATCTTTCAACACTTCTGCTTTCCAATCATCATAAATCTTAATCAATTTAGCATCTGAACACATCTTCTTTTGTGGGTCAAGAGCATGACCAAATTCATGATGCAGTAAGCCGTCTTGATACCACTTTGATGTTCGCAAGCGCAACAGATTATCGCTGTCGCTCATTGAGATACAAACGTGTCTAAATTTCGGGCTATAATATGCGCCACTTCCGGTTGTCATCAATGGAACAAATCTATCAAATCTATCAAAGAACTCCTTTTTCGGTAGTGTAAAGTCAGGTATTTTTTTTCGTACTGATGTAAATAGATTGTATGGTGTCTTATCTGATAATTTGTCGAGACCATACGACACTGCGGCTTGCGTAGTCGCAAGTTTGTAGATATTGTATGCGTATTCTATCTCATTGTAAATCTCAAAGAAGCCTTTTGATATATCATGTGCATTTATCTTCTTTATTAGGTCATTGAGCGTCTTTTGCCATTGTTTAGGCACTTTGCTTAAATCGGCCGTCAATAGTTCATTCCAATGCGTAACGCATTCATACACTCGAATATAGTCCTTTGAACGATAGTTGCTGATTTTTTTCCAAAGATATTTAGCGATTGTTTCATTCTTATTTATATCTCTAACAACGGCAACGTATGCTGCTTTTTTCGGGTCACATTTTTCAAGAGCATCAATGATATTATTAACACGTTCTTGATATGTCAATTTAGTACTGTCTTGCACATATACAAAATTCGGGTCTTTGAGTTTGTCATATACAAAAGTAGTCTGTTGTTGAGTTTGTAAAGTTTGCTGATTACCAAGCAATTTCTTTATTTTATCAACAAAAGATTTAACAACAGAAACATTATATGTTTTACGAGCTGCTTTAAGCGCATCTGTATCTATTGAAGCACCTTGCAAGCCGCTTGCTTGTTGTAAAAGATTTTCAAGTTGTTGCTCTTGTGCGTTGAACTCGTTGCGCTCTTGCCACCGCTGCTTGATGTCGGCAATCTTTTCGTGTGTGCGTGCAGCGTGACGCTCTGCTGCTGTCTGCAACAGCGTCGCTCTGCGTTCAAACTCTGCGGCTGCTGCATCATCGCCGGCTTCAGCGAGAGAGCGCAGCTTGTCGAGTGTCGCTGCGGTCTTTTTCGGTAGATAGCCGTCTTGCAGATACTGTTGCAGCTTGTCGATTTGCTCTGTCTGCTTTTCAAACAGCGTCGGCTCTGCTGTCGGGTTGAGTATGCGCTGCACGATGTCGTAGTTGTGACGCACGAAGTACGAGTCCTGCCCCACGTCGTGCGAGAGCGCAATCTTGTCTGCATTTTCGCTCACCCAATCTTTGAATGCTTGTGGGTAGTCAGTGACGCGCTTGCCTCGTGGTGTGTACGTCTCGCCACGCAAGCGAGCTTGACGTGCTTTGCGCATTTCTGCTGCGTCCATTAATATGGGAGTGACGAAACAGAAGCATTGTGGGTGCCAGCCTTCAAAGACGAACTCAACCGGGTAGTCGCCCTGCAAGTCATCGCAGATGTCAGCCTTCGGGTGTTTTTTTGAGAGCTGAATGCGCTGACCAAGCACGAAGTCCATTTGTTGCCACCGCTCATTGTCGCTGCGACGATAGGCAATGTTGGTCTCTGTGCGAGCGACGCGCATTGCGTTCTTTGCGCTCGACTTATAGACACCTGCGCCGGTGCGATAGCTGTCACGGTCGTAGTCTATCCAACCATAAGTGCCGTCATCTTTCTTGATGCGCTTCTTCCACTTGCGGCCATATACTGGCTTCTTGCCGATGACTTTGCCGTTGTCATCTTTGACGTCTTCTTCACCAATCTTATAGCGAAAGCGACGAAACATCAAGTCGGGGTCATCGAGATACTGACGCACTCGACGTGACATCTGTTGCGCTGATGCGCCCTCACCGACCGAGACAGTGATAGCGACTTCCATTTCGTCTCGCAGTTGTCGCACGCTCTTCCACACTCTGTCAGAGAGATTGAGACCACGCTCGCTGCGAGCGATAAAAGCATTCATCGCACGCTCGTTGTGCGTCGTGTAAGCGTCGAACATCGGGTCTTTAAGCACTTCACGACCGAAGCACGACTGCACGAGCTTGTCGCACTCTTCGTTAGCTTGCTCCCATTCAAGCTCGATGCCCTGCTTGATTGCAGCAGTCGTGACTGCGTGCAGTTGCCGCAACAGCGTCTCTACTTCTTGCTGCACTTTCTTGCTGTCGCCGTCAAACGAGTACATTATGCCGTTGTCGATGTCCGGCATACGCTTATTCATCTCGCATATCTGATTGACGGTGTAAGCGAACAGTCGCCGCACTTTCTCTGCGTAGGCTTCAGTGCGAGCGATGCGTGCTTGCGTGTGTTGCTGCGGTGTCTGCTTCTTTGCCATTTGTCACGCTTTATTGATTGTGTTACTTCTTTGTTTTGTCGCTTTTCTTGTTCTGTGTATTGTCGTCGCTCTCATCGTCTTCGTTCGCATCATCGTCATCATCATCACGAGAGCTGCCGTCGCCGTATGACTGCGCACCTGCGCCGGCGATGTCGCCAAAGATGCTCGCTTGCGTGCGCTGACGCTCTTCGGCTTCTTCAGCGAGACGCTCTTTCTCACGCTGCTTGTCAATGGGCAATGGGTTAAGCTCGATTGCGCCCTCTGTTGAGAGTATGCCTGCATCAACAGCTTTCGAGATGTTGTTCAGGTCATCGGCGATGTCTTCACCGAACGGCTCTTGAAATTCGTGACCAATAACAAGCTGCTCACATTGTGCGTGCAGTGATGTGTCAAGCACGTTGCCGATGATTGACGTGAGCAGCGACGCTGTGCGGTCAAGCAGCTCATCGTGTACTTCCTTGTGCTTGCTCGCTTTTATGTCGGCGAGCATCATCACAGTGCGCAGTGCTTTCGCCGATAGCTGCGAGATTGACTGCAAGCTGTCGAGTGAGATTTTCGGTGTGAATGACTTTGACAATATCTGCTCTTGCAGCCACTCAATCTCTTGCTTCTTGCTTTCGGGTGCGCTGTCCCAAGTCAAGTAACGAGCCGCTTTGTCTACACCGTCGCTGTCGTTGGTGATGATGAGCTTGCCGTTGTCGTTCTTCTTCGGTATGCTCTTGATGACATCTGCGCTCATTATGGCGATTGGGTCAGCAAAATAGTCGTTAGTGTCGGCTGTGCGCGACGCAATCATCTCTTCACGCTCGATGAGACGTTCAACACCTTTCCACTCTTTGTCTTGCCAAAAGAGAATGACGGGTATCTTGCCGATGAAGTTATTTTCGGGAACGACTTCCCAACCGATGCGCTTCTTTGAGCAGTGATAAATCATCTGTGACGTGTAAATGTCAAGATGATACACAATCTCATCTTCGTTCTCTCGCACATAGTAGCCCCAAGCGACTGTAATCAAATTCTCGTAGTTGTCCCAACGAGTGTAAATCTCATCGCCCTTGCTCGCTGCAAGCACTCTGATTTGCACATCGGGTGTGCCGTCATCGTCGTGTTTGAAGACACGAAACAGCATTGCGCTTTCTGTCTCTGCACCAGCAATGCGCTTGCACTGTCTTATCTTGCTGTCGAAGTGCGTGCGCTTGATGACATCAAGAAATGCGGCGAATGCTTCATCTGTGTTGTCGCTCTGCTGCATCCACTTGACCGGGCGACCGTAGAGAAACACAAGCGAAATCTCGTTGATATACACTTGATAGGGAATGGGCAATTTGTGAACCGGCTCTGTGCCGGTGCGCTCGCCCTTCGTGTTGGTGATGATTTTGTCTTCACGCTTCATCACTTCGTGCTTACTCACATCGTAGTCACGCATCGCATCTTCGATGAGCGGCTGACGATGCACCATTTTCTGCTTCACAGCGTCGATGTCACCGGCTGCGAGCAGTTCTTCAAACTCTTGATTGCGCCCAACGAGCGCATTCACATAGTTGCGGAAGTAGTCGATTAGAAACATAGTCGTATCGTTTTTTTGTGTTGTTAAAGTCCGAACATTGATTTCGAGAGATTATCATAGTCAATGTCATCGTCATCGTCGTATAAGTCATTCACAGCATAGCCGAGAATGTCAACGAACTCATCGTGCGGCATTGCAGGAAAGCCGCACACTTCGTCGAGAAAGTCATCATTCCACGAGCCTTGCACGATGTACACACGACCGCACTCAATGCGAGGTGACACGACACGCAGACGTGTCTCCTTGCTGTCGGTCGGTGTCGGTGTGCGCTTGACGTTGAGCGTCGATATTTCACGCAGCATCTGCACGACGCTCTCGCCGTTGGCTTTCGGCTCGACGTGCAGCTTGCTCTCGCTCGTTGCGCCGTGTGCGCTCATATAGTCTGGCAAAAAGCGCAGCAAGTCTGGCATCTCTTTCCACACTCGTTGAGCATTGTAGAGATAGATATTCTTGCCGATACGACACGCTGCGAGAATGCCCGATGGGTCGTTGTCGCTCGTTGGTTTCTTCTTGCCGTAAGCTGTATCAAGATAGAAGTGCATCGGCTCATTGTAGCGCAGCGCAGTGAAATCTGCGAGCGAGATAGTCTTGAACCAATCACGCTTGACGATGTTGCCGCCCTCAATGACTGGGTGCTGCTGATAGAGAGCGTTGAACTCCCGTGGCGCACGCTCACGCTGTTTGTTGAGCTTGTTGATGTCGTGATGTGACGGCCACAGAGCATCGCCCACTTTGCGCTCGCTATGAAACGAGCCGTCATGCTCTTGCTCGCATATAGCCGGTATCGAAAGCACAGTCCACTCTTGCGGCTCTGTCTTCAGCAATCGCCCTGCTAAATCATCATTGTGCCAGCGCGTCATGATGAAAAGTTGTCGTGAGTTGTTGTGCAGACGTGTTGTGAGAACTGTGTTGTACCAATCCCACACTTTTGCTCTATACGTCAAGCTGTACGCTTCTGCTGCGTCTTTTACCGGGTCATCAATGATTGCGATGTCAACCGGTGTGCCGGTCAATGAGCCACCGACACCGACTGCTTTGTAAAAGCCACGATGACCGACCGTCTCAAAGAGCGACACTTGACGCAGATAGCCACGACTATCAATCTCTGTGTTCTTGCCTGCGAGAAACGTATCCGGGAATATGCGCTGATACTCTCTGCTGTCTATCGTGCGCTGTATCGAGCGAGAGAACTGCTCTGCCAAGTCTGCGCTATATGAGCAGCCGGCAATCTTCAAGTCGGGGTTCTTGCCCAATGCCCAAGCAGGGAAGTTGCGTGACACAATCTCGCTCTTGCCGTGTTGAGGTGGCACGAAGACCATGAGGTTCTTTATCTTGCCCTCTAACAACATCTGACAGTAGTCTGCGATGAGCTTGTGAAACCATTCAAGCTCATACTTCGGGTTCACATAGCCGAGAAAGCACGAGAACGTCGTTGGTGCTTCGAGACGTAGCTTCGCTTGTCTCAACTGCATCAACCGCTCTCGTATCTCAATTTGTGAACGTCGTGCCATAGCTCGTTGTCAAAACTCTTTCACAACTCATCGTCTGCGTCGTCGTGCGAGCTGTCTGCGTGAGTTGCGCTGTCGAGCTTCTGCAAGCGTGCAATCTCTGCGTTGATTTCGTCGAGCGTCATATTGTCTTCGCTCTTCGTTGTCTCGTATTCGACACGGTCTTTCAGACCGAGGTCACGAGCGATGATGCTTGCGTTGTAAACACCGATGACTGCGCCATCGAACTTGCAGTCGTAGCAGTAACGCTCTATTTTTTCTTTGACCGTTAAAAACAGCTTGCTATATCGCTTTGATGTACCGAGCAATCGCCACCAGCTCTCGCTCATACCGAGCCAACGCACTACGAAGTCATAGACTTTCGGCGGTCGGTCAAATCGCTGTCGGCGCACTTGCGCTTTGCGTGCGCTGCTCTCGCCTGATGCGCTGCTCTGCTGGCGATACTCTGTCTCGACTTCGAGCGGTGAGTTGCGCAAGCTCTCTACATACTCGCAGAACTCTCTGATGAGGTCGAGCGGTGTGTACTTCGGTGTGCGACCGGTCGTGACGCTCTCGAATAGACGCTTGATGTCGGGGTAAATCTGTGCCATAATATTGTGCTATATTATATATTATCTACTATTACACTATGCTTATATGATATAGTGCTATATTCGTTTATTGTTGAGACGCATCATCATTGTGCTTGAACTGCGAGCGGTCAATCTTGTGCCAATCTGCATCGGTCTTTGGATATGGCTTGCGCATCGGCTCAATCTGTCGGCGCATTGCTTTATCCATTGGCATGAGATATTTTCTTTTGCCTTTCGTGATGTACGGCTTTGCGTTGATGTCGTAGTATTTCTGTAAGAACTGCAAACGTGTAAGTCCTTGTAGCCCCCCCCTATTACGCACCCAATCGCTTATAATGCGACCGTGATAACGCTTGCCGTGTATTATCCACGAACTGTCGTGTTCGTTCTGCATCATCGTGCCGACGTAAAACCAATTTGTCGCTTGATAGATTGTCCCGAGATGATTTTGGTCGCAGTCAGCGTACGAGACCACAAGCCGACATAGTGGACAGTCTTTGTGCAGAGCTTTCAGAGCAAGAGCAACGCATTGAGAAGTACAAGACTGCTTGCCGTTGAGAGCGACGCGCACAAGCTCGAAAACTTGTCCCTGCTTCAGCTTGTACTCGTTGCCGATGTTGTTGTTAGAGCCACTGCCGAACAGCACGACACCACACCATTCGTCATTGTCGTTGTAGACGTTGTAACCGAGTGTGTTCACCGGCACAGCTTTCGCATAGTGAAAGTGCAAACACGCATAGCGCACTGCTTTTGGTGATGCTTTTGTCAGTCTCATAACTCGCCACCGCTGTAAGACACCGAGCAACCGTAATTGTCGGCGAGCATCTGCTCTTGCTCTTTGATAAACTTCTTCAACATCATTTCGCTACTGAATGTTAGTTTCGCCGTGAACGGCTTGTTCTTATCTTCGCCGTCAAGCTCGTCATCTGTCGGCTCTTCGTCGATGTCGAAATTCAAGTCAAGACCCCAACTGTTCAAATCGTCGATGTCCCACTCATTTGCGAGCAAGTTCATGTCCCAACGGCCGAATGAGCTGTTGTGCAGTGCGGCGTATGCTTTAAGCGTCTCAATGTCGGTCGGTCGCTCTATCACGTCACACGGTGCGAGCTTTTCTCCAATGTCATTGAGAGCGAGATAGCGCATATTGCCGCCGATAATGATGTAATTAGTCTCTGCATCGTCGAGTGCATACACGAGCAGCGTGCAATGTTTGAGCAGCTTCGGGTACTTGCGCAAGTTCTGCTTCAGCAGCTCAAACTTTTTCTCATCAATCTCTCGTGGGTTCTTCGGCAAGCCGGGCAACTGACCCTCATTCGGTTGTAATCTCGCAAGTTCTATCATCTTTCGAGATGTGTTGTTAAGGAAATCTGCGTCTAACATAACACGTTATATTGTTTCTATGCAAAGATATAAAAAATTGGTACGTAACACGTACCAATTATGATTAAAAAAAAGATTGTTAATAAGTTAGTTACAATCGAAGACATGAGCGCAATTTAGATACTCTGAAACTTGCGTTGTGAAGTCTGCAAAAGAGCGACAAACGACGTACTTGAAGCCGTGTGCTTCGACATCATGCTGCCATGCTTTTTGTGTCTCTTGCTGTCTGCCTTTCGCAGTCTTCATCTCGATGCACAGAGCATGATAGTCACGATTTGCAACTAATAGCAGTAGGTCTGCGACACCTGCAACAACACCTTCTGCTTTTAGAATGCGCCCAGTCACAGCGTTTCGCGCGCCGCCGTTAGGCACAGCGAAGAGCAGTCTCGCAAGCCGTGGGTATCGTAAGCGAAACCACTTGACGCACTCGACTTGCAGCGAGCTTTCATCGTGTCGTGGGTGTTTAGAACGGCACGTCGTCTGCTTGATTGCTCGTTGTCGTGAAAGCTCTCGAAGCTGCTGCACCGTCATTTGCGCCGGTGTCGCTGCGCTTGTCGAGCAGTTGCAGTCTGTCTGCGATGATTTCTGTGACATAGTGTTTGACGTTATTGTTATCGAGATAGTTTCTCGTGCGCAAGCGACCTTGTATGAGTACGCACGAGCCTTTGTGCAGAAACTTTGCCGCCACTTCTGCGAGCCTGCTCCAAGTGACGATGTTGTGCCACTCTGTCTGTTGTTGCTCGTTTCCGTTGCGCTCTGTCGTTGCGACGCTGAATGTTGTGAGTTGATGTCCGTTCTGCGTTGTCGTTGACTTCGGTTCTGCACCGACATAGCCGACAACTGTCGCTTGATTGAATGATACTGCCATAAAAGTAATATTGTCTTGTGTTCTGTTACTACGATGTTATTATATTATACTAATATCTAAAATCGGTGAAATGTATGATTACACCGTGAATGACGTTTCGCACTGCTCGTGTCGCTGGTGGAAAGAAACACGCTTTGAAGTCTTCGAGAGAGAGACCGTCATTCGCTGCGAGCTGCACGATGTCTGTGTGAGCTATGCCGTCGATGTAGCAGCTCAACTCATCTGTCTTGTTGTCGTAGATGAGCGTGATGCGCTGATAGCCGACGTGCTTGTGTATCTGACAGATTTCGACTTGATGCGAGCGATACGGCTTGTCTTTCCATTGTCGCACACTCAAATAGAAGTCACCGTTGTTGATTTTGTCGATGTTGTGCGCCCAACGAAAGTAATTCATGCGTATCGTGTGCAGCTTGCGCTTGCCATGTCGATTGCGCAGCGTGTTGCCGAGATACTCTTTGAAGAGCGTTGGCTCGCCGTGCCGTGGGTGCGTCTTCGGGAACACTCTCGAAAGTAATAACACGACTTTTTTGTCATTTTTCATTCTGTTTCGTGTTTAGAATGCTCGTAGAGCGCACAGATTTGCGCCCTGCGAGCGTTTAATTGTCGGGTTGAGAAAATATATCACCTTGCACCGGGAACGCTGTCGGTGCGCCTATAATCTTGTTCACTCGCTCTATCTCTGCGTCAACTTCACGTTCAAGAGCTTTGCTTTGACGCAGCACAGAGTGCGAGCGTGTCTTGAAGTACTCACGTTGCGCCTGACGCATCGCTTGCACTTTGTTGAAGAACCACCTTGCTCTATCGTTGCTCATCGCTCAAAACGCTGCTTGATGTAGTCAATATACCACTCTTGACTGTCGCTGTCAAACCACTCATTGTAAAGCGATGCGATGCGACGTATCGTGTCATCTGACGGGTGTTCGTCTGCCCACGCTGCCGCAAACTCGAAGTCGTAGAGACACTGCTGCTGCGCATCGTAGCTGTTCTTCGTCTCTGCAAGCCTTTCAGCCGCTTGCTTGATTTCGTCTGCTCTGCTCATAGTCACTCTGCTTTGTTGTCATACATAAACACGTCGAGAATGCGGCTCTCGCTCACAGACACAATGTCGTAGTCTGTCACGCTGTCGCGCATAAGCACTTCAACCTGCGACAACACGTCTGCGATGCTGCACGCTTGCACGAGCAGATAAGACGGCTTGCGCTTCTCTGCCGCTGTCTTCTCATCAATCGTGATGAACACGAGCTTGACGTGATAAAACTTTTCTCTGTCATCTGTGCCGGGCGACACGTCTTCGTACTTGCGTCGATTGACCGCACACGCCGAGAACTCGCCGTCAATATACGGCTGCATCTCTTTCGTGATGCGTGCTTCGGCTTCTGTGAAGCTCATCGCTTCCACGAGATAGCTCTCTGTCACTTGCTTGATAGCACCGCTTTCAAGCGTAATGCCGTAGCTTACACGACATTCAAAATAATTCGTCATAATTGTTCTGTGATTTTGATAGTTAGTAAAATTATCTGTTGTCTCCACTGCCACCGAGCTTGCCACGCTGCTTGCGTGAGTTGAGCTTTGCGATGTTCAACTCTGCGACCTCTTCGAGCGTCATGCCGATGTCACGAGCGAGTGTTGCGCAGTACCATAGCACATCACCGATTTCGAGAGCGAGAGCGTGCTGCTGCTCTGTGTCAAGCATGATTGCGCCGGTGTCTGCATTGCGCACTATGCGAGTGTCACGCAGTATCTTTTTCACTTTGTCGGCGCACTCACCGGCTTCACCGGCGATGCCGAGTGCCGGGTAGATTACGGCAAACTGACGGTCGTAGATTGCCGTCGAGAGTGCTTCATGTTGATATTCATTCAGTGTCATGTTCTGTGTCTTTTTTGTTATTTTCTTCTATCATACAGTCGATGCTTTCAATGATAGCATCGACTATTTTTATCTCTTTTGAAAATATTTTCGGGTTGTCTATCCACGTCTTTATTTTGCGAATAGCGCATATTACAGACGAATGATGACGATGCAGCAACGTGCCAACTGCCGTAAGCGACATACTCCACTTCTCATGCAAGATGTAGCAAATAACTGCTCGTGCATCTGCATATTGCCACTTGTGACTCGCAGAAAAAAGCTGTTCTGTTGTGATGTCATAGTATGAGCACACAACACAGATTGCAATTCCGATACGCTGTGCCATAGTTAAAATTCACACACAGGCCGAACAACGTAGATTTTGCTCTTGCTGCTGCCGAAGACACTGCCATTACTGAAACCCACGTACCAAGCGCCAGTGGCTCTGGTCTCAGTAGAGGACCAATACCAATCGTCCACCAGTTCGTCACCGCTCACATAGGCAAGTGCTTCGTTAATCTTCTCCTTGTTCTTGCAGATGATTGCAAGTTCACCAAGTGACGGAATCCACTCATCGTCTGCAAGGTCGAAATCGAACTCGCCATGTCGTTTGAGGTGTTCAGTGTTCGCCTTGCCGTTGAAATCGTCAAGTGCATGAAGTTCATGTCGCTTGTAGTCGAAGTCGTCTTTGTCAAGGTCGCTGTTGTACGGCAACTCGCGCTCGCCTTGCGAGTTGAAGCACAAGCCTACCATGTGCGTACCAACCTTGATACCGATGTGGTCCACACGTTCAGCAGGATTGTTGCCATCATAAAGCTGTCGCTCGCCACCTTCGTAGCAAATGTAGATACCATCTTCACACTGGCAGTTCACGTTGATTGCCGGAATCTTCGTGCCCATGATGAAGTCATAAAACTCTCTCGCTTTCTCTACGTTGTTGGTGTTTCTAATCAACTCATAGCGCAATTTCTGTTCTTCTGTCATAATGTTTCTTTATTACTGATTAAACAAATCTCCAAATAA